ATTACGATATTAAAAAACTTGCTATAGATCCTGATGTTATCAATATGATAGCTAAAAAATTGGGGGATAAACAAGCCAAGAAATTCTTTAAACATCCCGAAGAAATGTCAAAAGAAATTGGAACAAAGGGAGCTGAAACGATTAGTTCGATATTGGCGGAGAAGAGAGAAAAGAAAAGATAATGATTAAACTTTCTCAGTCTCTTTATGATGCTCAGATATCGGGCAACACTGAAGAGGCTGAGAGAATTAAAGCGCAAATTGAAGAACGCTTTAAAAACTCTCAGCCCAAAGTCAAGGATAATGTTGTTCAATTTAATACAATACTCAATGATGACAAGTCTTCCGCAAAATCAGTTTTCAATTTCATGACTAAAGAGCTGGGGGGAGATTGGTGGGAATGGGAAATTGAGACTATATACAAAGTTCTTTGGCTTAAATTCAGTGTCGCGCTTGAAGATATTAATCGTGATAAGATTCTTGCTATAAGACATCTTTGTAATAGCGACCAACCATTTTGGGATTGGTATGAATTCAATCAGATGGCCCTTTCATTTTCAGGAAGCATTGCTGATTTTGAATTTTTCAAAAAGCCATCCCCGGGAATGGTAATCAATGCTGTAAAAATAATGAATTATATACGTCCTGACAGGCAAGGGCAATTCAATAATGAGGTGGTAAAATACATTTGTATTTCATTAAAAGATGATGGGATTTATGTACCACCTCCATCATTATATTTGTTAATATCCGATAAATTTAAAGATATGGTTTCCGATGAAATAAAAAAAATATGGAAAAATATCTATGATGTTTATCAGGAACTTGTAAATAATAAAACTATTGAAATTAAAGAAGAAACTGAATATATACAGGCTCGAAGAATTTTTTCGGCTGAAGCTGCTGCTGTCTCTTACGGATCTTAGGAGTAAATAATGGGTGCATATGATGACATTTCCGGCGGCACAATTATATCGCCAGCCAATGGAACCGGTCTACAAGGTGGTGGTAACGTACAGGTTTCCTTCTCAAGGGGATCCATAAGATACGATTCACCATTCCTTGATATGACGAGTACATTCATACCCAAAACCATCAAGGGTATTCTTAAATTTATTGCCGCTTACGTGGTCAGTGATGGTCTTTTATCCCAATGTATTACCAAGATGTCTGAATATCCCATCACCGATCTTATATATAAAGACGAGGATCATTCATCGCTCAAAGATGATGAAACTATTAAAAAATGGAAACTGATTCTTGAAGGATCGATGAATATTATTAGGGCATTAAAACAAGCCGGGATGGATTATCACGCATATGGAAATTCAATTATTTCCATTAATTATCCATTTAAGAGAATGCTTATATGCCCTAAATGCAAACAGAAACACACATCTGACGGGCTAAAAGTCAGATTTCAAAATTTCAAATTTATGGCAAAATGTCCGAAAACAGAGTGTGGATATGAAGGTGAGATGGAAGCGTACGATCTCAACACAAAAGAGATCAGCAAGCTTAGCGTTGTCCATTGGGATCTTCTCTACATGGATATCAAATACAATTCGATTACCGGAGATCATTTTTATTATTACACGATTCCGGCCGACATTCAATTTGCCATTCGACGTGGAGACATGGACATCATCAATGGTACAAGGCTTGAAATAATAAAAGCCGTTAAACTGCGCAAGCAATTAAAGATCATGGCTGATAACGTCTTCCACTGGAAGCGCCCTGCACCGCAATACATCGTTCCTGGTGAGCGCGGTTGGGGTGTGCCGGCCGTCATGCCGGTACTCAAAGACATATTCCACACGAAGGTCCTGAAGAAAGGAAATGAGATGATCGCATTCGATCACATCGTTCCTTTCAGGCTTCTGTTCCCTCAGGGGACAGGCGATGTCAGCCCCCATGCAACTATCAGCCTTTCAGATTGGCGAACAAAGATCGAACAGGAGATACGCAGATGGAGATCGGACCCGAACTATATATCCATTGTTCCGATACCTCTAGGGATGCAGAACTTCAGCGGGGATGCGCGTCTTTTGATGATTACCCCGGAAATCAGAGCGACAGAGGATACGATCATTACGGGTATGGGAATGATCCCGGAAATAATTCGCGGGGGAGCTTCGTGGTCTGGGAGCAACGTTTCACTCCGCGTTATCGAGAATTCCTTTCTAAATCACCGTGCTGATGCGCATGATATGCTTAACTTTATTGAAACAAACGTATCAAATTACATGGATATTCCCAAGGTCGGAATCAAAATGGCCGACTTTAAAATGGCTGATGATCTTGAGAAAAAACGCCTTATGATTCAAATGGCGACAACCATGGGAGCCGATTCAATTATTTCAAAACCTACCGTTCAAAAAGAACTGGATATCGACCCTAATAAGGAATACAAAAATATTCAGGAAGATCTTAAACGCCGTGTTGAACTGAAAGTACAAGAGGCTGAGGGTGCTGCAGAGGCTCAAGGGGCCGCTGCGATCATTAATTCCCTCTATGCGGCTGATGCGCAGATTGAAGGCCAGAATCGCCTGAAGATGAATCAGAGTGAATCAATGGCAAAGGATAACGTGGAAGATCAAAGGCAGAGCGATCAGAACGCGCAAGGAATTCAATCTGAGGTATCTCAGCTGGCTGTAAACGCAGGCAAGGACCCACAGATGATCTCTTTGCCGAACCTGATCCTGCTTCTTACACAAAGGTTTGCCAAGCTTTCAAAGATCGATCCTGATGAATTCAAACTCAGGATGCTAGTGATGAAGAATTCAACACCGAGTCTTTATGATGAGGTGTATCGTAACCTGAAAGAGATGAATATGATTGCCGCGGATACTCTTATGGGTGTCCAGACCGCTGAGACGGCGACAACGGGCCAGGTTCCAAATTATTCTCAGGGGAACGTGAACTCTAATGTTCCTCCTGGAACCGCGGAGGCTGGCGCAGATCCACAGGCAATACCACCCAGTGATAACCCCACCCTCCCCGAACAAAGACCACCAAGGTCTCCTAAAGCTCCGATATAAGGGTTGCGGGTGCCACCCTTCGTTACCTCCCCCGCAATCCCGATCTGGTCGGGCCGAAAGGCCCGGCTGGTTTTATCTCATAGCTAAAAAAAGGTATTGCGCATAAGCGCAATACCAACCATACAGTCGTTAAGAATTAATTTCGTTAACGACTTTCAACCCCCACCCGGGCAACCCATCAAGAATTAAAACCTTACTTTCGTTGGACTCTTCCCCCAACGCTAATTGGCGGGGAGTGATGTCTTTATACACCACAACACTTATTACCCCGTCTTCTTCTTTAGCAATAGCGGATCCTTTTGTATCGGGATGAGCTCCCAAAATAAAATAACCATCATCATGGTATTTCGCTCTACACAGGATTTGCCAATCTTGCGCAATATCTTCCACGTCCCATCTAATCTGACGTGAAAAACAATTTTCGACCCAATACGGTCGATGTGTATTTTTATATTTTGACCCATCAATCATATCCGCCTCCTAAGCGAATTATAAGAAGTAAATTCTTCTTACATATAGTTATACCAGATTTTATCCTTTTATAACTAATGGGTAAAAAAAGTGAAATCTGGTCGGGCCGAAAGGCCCAGCTGGTTTTTTCTTGATAGCTAAAAAAAAGACATCGGGGTATTTCTACCCCGATACTCAAACAAATTATCGTTAAGTTAAAATTCAAAACTTAACTATAGAAACTAGGGTTTAAACCCGATAGGTAATTCTGAATTTCAATAATACGGGGTTGAGTAAACGTTTTTTCCATTAATATTTGCGTACCACAGATAGTAACCAATTCTACGCATATATTTTTTTAATTGCTCAACCTTCGCTAACGCTTCGGATTCTGTTTTAAGAATATATGGTTCGCCTATATCTCTACTCATAAGCGCTCCGCGATGACAACCCCAAGTTAATGTGTAGGTTTTTTTCTCATCAACTAATTCTATTTTTTTTGGAAAATCAACACCCTCTTCCATGACATCCCCCCTTCATGATTCGTAATTCCCATCTTGTTATTGGAGATCCCGCTCCACACAAAACAAAATTGACAAACTTTTTTCCTTTTTCGTAATGGTTGCCGAAGAAGGTTGTCGGCTTATAACCAAGCTTAACATAAAATGTCGACACGATCTTCGACAAAATATATAGTATAAAATAAGGCCCACAAATTGTCATACGTGCCTCCTACAGCGAATCGTAAGAGATGTATTTCCCCTACATTATAGTTATACCAGATTTTGGGTTTTTATAACACGATGGGTAAAAAAAAAGACGTTGGGATATTTCTACCCCAACGCCACACAAATTGCTCTAACGGGCAAATATACCTTGTCTAAATCCACCATCTTCTCTATCTACCCGTCCCTCCACATGGAGGCACATAACCTCATCCCATGACAAAACGAAATTGTCGTGGCATTTGGTGACCATCAAATCATTAAGATTCGTATGTTGTGAATAATATGTTTTCACCAATATTTTGCCAGTCACCTTTGTAAACTGTTCTGCCCTCATATTATCTCCCTTATCTTGCCCCTACAATAAGCGCTAAGGGCTTTGCGCACCTTCCCGCCATGGGTTGATCCATTCTAAATCATGGTACGTTTGCATAACCACAGCATATGCAAACGGTCTTGATAAAACACTCAAGACGATGTGAATTGTAGAAAGTTAATTCTTTCTACTTTAATAACCCCTTCTCGCATCCCCCCTAAGAATTCCAGCCCGACACCTTTCGTCGTTACATTTTTGATAAATGTCGCAACTGTTGCCATATAATGGCAGACTTTTTTCCTCACAAGTACATTCGATCCACAATTGCAATTGCCGCAATCATTGCAAGAATCGAACCCACTACCGTAGTGGATATGCCCAGAATATTCCCACGAAATCATAATCGCCTCCTGAGCGAATTATAAGAAGTAAATTCTTCTTACATATAGTTATACCAGATTTTATCCTTTTATAACTAATGGGTAAAAAAAGTGAAATGTATTAACATCTCACTTATTAATCATGTTTTTTTTGGATTATCAACGCAGTTTTTGCAATCAATAAAGTTACCGGTCAATACAGCAGTCATTACACAACTTTTCCATTTAGGACATTCTTTTGGTAATATAAACTCTTTCAGTTTCTGCCACGCATCCCACTTTTGTTTACCAAACGGCATACCCTTTTCAGCTTTAAAATGTAATTCCAAAAAATCTATTGTTTCTTGTATTTCTTTCATAATTCCCTCTTAAACTTTTTTGATTAACTCCTTTACAACTTCAGACCAAAAATATCGTCCGACATCTGGGTGAATTTTGTTACTGACTACCGATCCTTTAGTCGCGCCGTTATTATCCCCCAATGTTGAAAGACTCGGTTTAACCTCGTCGTCTTCGAACTTAGAAAATGCAACACCAGACCTTTCCAACATGTTAAACATCTCCGAACAATCTGCCATATTCGCCTCCTAAAGCGAATTGTAAGAGATGGATTTCTCTTAC